ACTTCTTTATTTAATGTTGAAAATATTACATCCCGTTTTGTTAATGCGACTTTTGTATGCTCAATATTATTTATGTTTTTAAGTTTTGCTAATGTATGACATAACCAATTATCATCATCACGTTTTGGATAATTTTCATGCGAATGAGCACCACGACTTTCTTTTCTATAGTTTGCACTGTGCATCGTTACGAGAGAGTTATCGAGTAAATTTTTAAGTTCTAATAATTCAATAAACTCTGAATTAAATGTGTCGGATTTATCATCAATAGAAACGTGCTGAAATTGTTTATAGATATTTTGCATTTTGTCAACACCCTGTGATAATAATTCCTCATTTCTGAAAACCCCGGCATGTTTTTGCATAATATTTTGCATTTCTAGCCTTAGGTCGGAAACATTAATATCACCTTTTTTATGTTTATAATATTGATATTTATCTAAATCATTATTGAGTTCATTTTTGTCATAATCCTCAATTGATTCATCGTTGTGTATTTTATAAATATTTTCGGCACATGCTTTTCCAAATACTACAATGTCTAATAAAGAATTTGCACCTAATCTATTTGCACCATGTACAGATGTAGATGCTGCTTCTCCTGCAGCCCACAAACCATGTACAATAGTATTATCTTTTGGTTTAGATGGATTTAAAACCTGTCCTTTCCAATTAGTTGGAATACCACCCATATTATAATGTACAGTAGGAATAACAGGAACAGGTTCTTTAGTGACATCGACACCAGCAAAAATATTAGCGGTTTCAGAAATACCGGGTAAGCGTTCGGCTAATATATCAGGAGGTAAATGAGATAAGTTAAGTAAAATATGGTCTTTTTTATCACCAACACCTCGTCCTTCATTTATTTCAATAGTCATAGAACGTGACACGACATCTCTACTAGCTAAATCTTTTGCACTTGGTGCGTATCTTTCCATGAAGCGTTCTCCTTTTGAGTTTAATAAATAACCACCTTCTCCACGACATCCTTCAGTTAATAAAACACCTGCACCATAAACACCAGTTGGATGAAATTGAATAAATTCTGCATCTTGTAATGGAATATTTTTTCGGAGACACATAGCATTTCCATCCCCTGTGCATGTGTGTGCACTAGTTGCGGAGAAATAGCATCTACCATAACCACCGGTTGCAATTATGGTATTTTTAGCATTAAATTTATGAAAAGAACCGTCTTCAATGTTATAGGCTAATAATCCTACACACGAAGATTTATCTTTATTAAATAATAATTCTAGTCCGAAATATTCAATAAAAAATTTAGCATTATGTTTTAATGCGTTTCCGTATAAAGTGTGTAACATAGCATGACCAGTCCTATCAGAAGCGCATGCAGTACGATATGCTTGTCCGCCCTTACCATAATTAAGTGATTGACCTCCAAAAGCACGTTGATATATTTTTCCTTTGTCGGTTCTAGAGAATGGTAATCCGTATTTTTCCAATTCTAATACAACGTTAGGTGCTTCTTTGCACATGTAATGAATTGCATCTTGATCGCCCAACCAATCACTTCCTTTTACAGTATCATAAAAATGCCATTTCCAATCATCTTCTGTAATATTACCTAATGCCGCATTAATACCACCTTGTGCAGCAACTGTGTGTGATCGTGTTGGGAATAATTTGCTAATACATGCTACATGTAAACCTTTTTCACATAATCCAGTTGTTGCGCGTAAACCAGCTCCTCCTGCACCTAATACAATAGCGTCATATGTATGTTCAATAATAGAAGGGATATATTTTTTCATTATTTTTATTATTGTATTAGGTTTAAATAAGTATGATTTATATTTTGTTTTTTTATATAACAAAAAATTGAAAAAAGATAATAATTAGGAATATTTAAAAATATTTAACTATAATATTTAGGATGTCTAAAGTGTTTAATGATCCATTGTTAACAGCTGATGATAATAGATTTGTTATGTTTCCAATACAAAATCAAGCAATTTGGACAATGTATAAAAAAGCTTTAGAATCGTTTTGGAGATGTGAAGAGGTAGATTTGGCAAAGGATAACGTAGATTGGGAAAAACTAAATAGTAATGAACAATATTTTATAAAAATGATTTTAGCTTTTTTTGCAGCATCAGATGGCATAGTTTTAGAAAATTTAGTAGGAAGGTTTATGAATGATGTACAATTAAGTGAGGCTAGAGCATTTTATGGATTCCAAATAGCGATGGAAAATATACATAGTGAAATGTATTCGCTATTGATAGAAACATATGTTAAAGATAGAGAAGAAAAAGCACAATTATTTAAAGCATTAGAACATTTTCCATGTATTAAAAAAAAGGCAGATTGGGCTCTTAAATGGATAAGTGATAAAAGATCTAATTTTGCTACAAGACTAATAGCATTTGCTTGTGTTGAAGGTATATTTTTCTCGGGCGCATTTTGCTCAATATTTTGGTTAAAAAAAAGAGGATTAATGCCTGGTTTAACATTTTCAAATGAATTAATTTCTCGTGACGAGGCATTACATACAGAATTTGCTATTTTATTGTATAATGGGTTAAATAAGAAAAATAGACAAAATAAGGTTTATGAAATTGTAAAAGAGGCAGTTGCAATAGAAAAAGAATTTATAATAGAGTGTTTACCATGTAAATTGATCGGTATGAATAGCACTATGATGAGTCAATATATAGAATTTGTAGCAGATCGTTTATTAATTCAACTTGGTTTTGATAAGATATATAATGCTAGTAATCCTTTTGATTTTATGGAGATGATTAGTATAGAAGGAAAAACTAATTTTTTTGAAAAGCGTGTAGGGGAATATGCACTAGCAACAAAAGATAATGATGGGGATGTATTTACGTTAGATTCTGAATTTTAAACAATTAATAAATAATAATGGAAATTAATGATATTCGTACCATAAATCAATTTAGAGGTTGTTCATTTTCAGAATATAAATTATCAGAAGTAAAGAGCGCATGTATGAATGAATTAGAGAGAGCTAATATAATAAATTCTTTTTATTGGTTCATGGAATTACTATGTTCTGGACATGTGAATGATATATGGGAAATAATAATACAATATTATGGAAATAAAATTAATGTTGGTAATTCAAAAATAGCTATATATTTAGATATGGTGTATAAAAATTATAGAAAAATATTGACAAATGGTTATGTAAATTATGAATTGGCTATGAGAAATAATTTTGAAATTCGTAAATTATTTTGTGAAATAGCTATAATACTTTGCAATGCTGAAAAAACGCCAACATTAGAAAAGATCAAAATAATAGATACAAATGATTTTGATTTAGAAAAAATAGAAAATAAACTTAAAGCACCCAATACTACATATGTAGATAATATATTATATGAAGATGATCCATATGAATTATATATACCAATAAATGAATTTGCATATAGTTTGAGTAAAGAAAATGATCAAAAAAATTTATGGGATACGATATATTGGATAGAATGGTTATTACAGTATGGTAAAAAACATTTAAAAAAATATGATGAAATATTGAAAATATCGCAAAGAAATGTTCCTGTATTGCAGACATATAGAAAAGATTTAATTTGGATTTTATGGGACGTTATTTTGAATAAATCTTTTATATATTATGAGATTCAAAATAAGATTTTGCAAAGTTTATTTAATTTGTTTGTGATAAATTATAAACCAGGTTGTAAAGATAAAAGAAAACATTTATTATTTTTTGCATGTAAGATTATAATAGACTATAAAAATATAGATTTTAGAATGTCAATAATAAAAAACAAAGATGAATATAATAGTGAAGAAATAATTTTATGTGCATTTAATAAATTAAAAAAAAATGAGAAGGCACCGAAAACTAATTATTTAAATATAGACGATGAAAGAAGTAATGTTGAAAAAACAGTGGAAAAAATAACAGCCATAAATTCTTTTTTAGCAGAAGAACAATTTAGTTTGTAAATTTTATATAGATAATATATAATGAATAAGAATTTTCTATCCAATATAAATTTTATAAATAGACTTAAATTATTTAAAAATATGATAATTATATTAGGGTTGGTATTTTTTATATTGTATTTAAATTTTCCGTTGCAGATTAAACAATTATTTTTATATGGTGTAGAAGAATTTAAAGAAAAGGTAGAAATAGAAAATTCTGATGATAATTTTAAAATGAATATACCAATCTATAAAACAAAAGATGTAGAAGATAAACAACATCCTGGATATTGTTTTATAGGAGATCCGGATAGTACAAGACATTGTGTTGAGTTATTAAAAGATGATACATGTGTATCAGGACAAATATATAAAACAAAAGAAATATGCGTAAATCCAGATTTAAGATATTAATTTAATATTATTTTTTTATAACACAATATAGAAGTAATAACTTGATAAATATAATGAATTTAATAAATGTAATATTATGTTTATTTAATTTATTAAATGTAAAAGATTTTAATAAACCACACGAATCATTAATATCTATTTCTCCTGGTGGATTAACAGGATTTTATTCATTAGGAGTATCGTCTTATATAAAAGATAACTATGATGTTTCAAAATATAATTTTTTAGGAGCATCGGCTGGATCATGGAATTCATTATTATTTACATGTAAATATTCAAGTGAAGAAGTAATTAATGATTTGTTATCAAAACATATATTTTATACAGCGAGTAGTTTACCAGAATTGACGGAAGGTATAGGGAATCATATTTTAACAAAATATGAAGATGATGATTTTAATTTAGATAAATTGTTTATATCTGTGTCTAAATTGAATATATTGAGATTTAAACCTAAAATAATGTATAATTTTACCGATTTAAATGATGCGGTAGATGGATGTTTATCTAGTTCATATATACCTTTTATAACTAGCAAATTTAGAAGAATGCCTATTAATAATATTATAATGGATGGAGGAATAAATGGTTTTCCACCTAAACAAATAAATGCATATTTAAATATATATCCATCAATGTGGGGAAAAGAATTTCCTCCAGGGTCGGGTTTTAAATATCCATCAAATCAAGATTATTTTAAAGATATGTATTTGGACGGATATCAAGATACAAAAAAAAATAAAAAAATATTAGACGATTTTTTTGAAAGTAAAAATAGATAGCTATATTAATGTATATGAATCGTAAGATAGATTGGAAACCAACGGCTGAATATTATACACATAAATCTGGTTATATTAAAAATGTTAGATATAATAATTCCCCTCAATTTAAGCCTCGTCCTATAATACATTATAGGAAACAATATCCATCATCAAATACTATATCAGGTAAATATTTAGGTAATTATTTAGGTATGTATTCAATACCTGGCGGTAACATACTATCTATAAAACCATCTAGTGATATTTGTATTGGCGTATCTGGTATAGCGGATCACAGATTAAATTATAAAGAAATAAATACATGTTATACAAATAAAAATTGCAATAAAATTAAACGTAGTTCAATAAAACCAGTATCAAAAAATTATAATTAAAAAGGGGGAAACCTATGTTCTCTCTTTGTATATTTTGAAATTTATATATTTTGTACTATTAATATATAAATGGTAAATTGGAAACCAAATAATAATATGTATTACACTTTTACTTCAGCATATCAAAAAAATTCAATTCCGAGTGATTATATTTCATATAAAGCTAGACCTATAGTACATTATAGAAAACAATATTCTTCAAATTCAAAATCTAATTATTATGGTGATAATTTATCTTCGTACAATAATCCTGGAGGTAATATAGTTTCATTAAAAACACCAGCTAATAATTGTATTGGTTTATCGGGAGTAGCTAGTTATATGTTAGAAAATAAAGAAGGATGTTGTCATACAAAAAAAAATCCAAAGATTATAAAGAGTGGATACGTGGAAAAAAAACGAATTTCCAGTAATTCAGAATTATTAAAAAAACGTGGTAAAACATTTGAGAAAAATTTACCAATAAAAAAAACTGACGCCCAATCGGAATATGCTTTTTATAATGTATATAACGATTGTGATGGTATTGATCAAAAATTAAAAAAAATCAGTAAGATAACTAATACAAAATTTTTTTCAACAGCGGCTGTTACAGCATCTAGTAAAATTTTAAAAAATAAAGTGGATGAACACAAAAAATTCGCAAAAAATATGAATTTAGGTAAACATTACGTTGGTTTAGAAAATTCAACTACAGCTCCTAGTTATAATTATTTATCAAAAATAGTGACAAAACCTTGTTGTTAAAGAGTGGGTATAAATTGCCAATTTAATTCTAGACAAATTTTTTTCCAAATAGCGTCTTGTTCTATACGTTTATCACGATCTTTTAACATAGGGAAATAAGGGAGAAACTCTCTTTGATTAATTAATTCACATAATTTATATATTGTAAAATAATAATTAAGGAAATTAACACGATCTTTTGGGCAAAATTTTGAATAAGGTGCTTGTATTTGTAAAAATAAATTACATAATTTTTCTTCAAGTTCGGGTGTCATAACAGGAGGTTTTATACCTAATTTTTCTTTTATAAATGAAATATGTTCATAATAATTGCTATAACCTAATTTTTTAAGAATTTCTTTAGTTTTTTCATTAGTTAATTCATCTAAAGAGATTCTTTCTTTTTTTATTTGATTTTTTACATTTATTAAAATGTCATCCGAAACATGTGTTGTTTCTTTAGCTTGAAATTGTGCTAAAATTTCTTTAAAATGATTTATACGTTTATAAACATAATAACATACTTCTTTAGGAGGTTCTTTATAGGATGGTTTTTCTGTATCAGTTATTACACGCAAAAAGCTACCACATGTATTACAAACAGATATACCTTCATTTTCTATAAATATAAGTTCTCCCTTTTGACATTTATTGCAAATATCTTGTACATTAATATATGTATTAAAATTTAAGCACATAGGATCAACATTTTGCATATATTTATTTAGAATTTCATTATTATTGTTAACATCGTTTTTTTCTTTATTTTTATTATCTATTTTGAAAAAATCATTTAATATAGTTGTTTTAGTTCTTCCTAAACTTACTTTTTTTTTTTCTTCAAAATATGAAAATATATATTTTGAATTATCCAATAAATAATCTGTATGGTCATTTTTATATTTTCGTAAAGTATTTTTTAAAGACTTTATTTCATCTATATATGCAAGTCTTTGTGATATATCTAAACCAGGTTCATTTTTTTTTATTTTAAGTTTTTGAATTTTCTCTTCTAATTCTGGAATTTTTTTTTTATTATTTAAGAATGTTTGTGTAAAATCATCGTGTGTATCGTCTAATGTATTCACTTTTTTTTTAAGTATAATTTTATTGTCTGAACGAGGTTTAAACATATATGATATTAATAAGGAAAAATCTATATATTAATTTACAGATTAAATTTAAATAATGGAAATTGATCCGATTTTATATAAAAAAATGTTATTTATTTATAAATCTCTGAATAAAGGTTGGACTATATCTAAAACTGGTGAAATCTATACATTATCTAAAAAACATAACAATAAAAGAAAATACTACAAAAAAAGTTACTTACATAATTTCATGCAAAAAAATTTAGAAACAGATATAATTAAACAATAAGTAAATAAATAGAATTAATTGTTTTTTAAAAAAAATTTTTTTCTTTAGGAATATTATAATAATATTATGGGTGGTGGATTGATGCAATTAGTAGCATACGGCGCACAAGATGTTTACCTTACCGGTAATCCTCAAATTACTTTCTGGAAAGTTACATACAGACGTCACACAAATTTCGCGATGGAAGCTATTGAACAAACATTCAACGGCATGGCCGATTTCGGCAGACGTGTAACATGCACAATCTCGCGCAACGGCGATTTAGCTTACAAAACATACTTACAAGTAACATTACCTCAAATCGATCAAACACTTAACTCGTCGGGCGATGTTTACGCCAGATGGTTAGATTACCCCGGAGAGCAATTAGTTTCGGTCGTAGAAGTTGAAATTGGCGGACAAAGAATTGATCGCCAATACGGTGACTGGATGCACATCTGGAACCAACTTACATTAACTTCGGAACAAGAAGTATGCTACAACAAAATGGTTGGCCACACCACCGCCTTAACATACATCACCGATCCTTCGTTCTCGAATGTTGATGGTCCTTGCGAAAGCGGTGCCCCTGCCCAAGTTTGCGCTCCCCGCAACGCTTTACCTGAAACTACTCTCTATGTACCTTTACAATTCTGGTTCTGCAGAAACCCTGGATTGGCTCTTCCTTTAATTGCCTTACAATACCATGAAGTCAAAATCAATTTAGATCTCCGCCCTATTGATGAATGCTTATGGGCCATGGACAGCCTCAACGTATCGTCGTCGGCTAAAGTAGCCAGCGCTTACTCGCAATCGCTTGTTGCCGCCTCGTTATACGTTGATTACATCTTTTTAGATACCGATGAACGCAAACGCATGGCCCAACAACCTCATGAATACTTAATTGAACAATTACAATTCACTGGCGATGAATCGGTTGGTTCGTCATCGAACAAAATTAAATTAAATTTCAACCATCCTTGCAAAGAATTAGTATGGGTAGTCCAACCTGATGACAACGTCGATTACTGTGCCTCGGTCGCTAACGACGAACCACTTTGCTCGTTATTAGGCGCCCAACCTTTCAACTACACCGATGCTTTAGATGTCTTACCTAGTGCTATCCACGCCTTCGGCGCCAGAGAAAGCATTATTGGCTCGAGCTACATCAACGAACCTACATCGGATGCTTGGCAATTCAACGATGGTCCTGGCGGCATCACAAGCGCCGACATCTCGTTCGGAGACTCGGCCCCCAGCGCTCCCCAATACTTCAATGTCGATCCCGCCGATGGCGTTGTATCGGGATTATCGGATGCCGGTACATTCGTTCTTTCGGAAACCGCTCTCGGCATGCACTGCTGGGGCGAAAATCCTGTCGTCACAGCCAAACTCATGCTCAACGGACAAGACCGCTTCTCGGAGCGTGAAGGCACATACTTCGACTTGGTCCAACCTTTCCAACACCACAAACGCCACCCAGACACCGGCATCAATGTCTACTCGTTCGCCCTCCGCCCCGAAGAACACCAACCTTCGGGCACATGCAATTTCTCGCGCATTGACAACGCCACACTCCAACTTGTCTTATCGAACGCCACCGTTTCGGGCACCAAGACCGCCAAAGTCAGAGTATACGCTGTCAACTACAACGTCTTAAGAATCATGAGCGGCATGGGCGGCATGGCTTACAGCAACTAGATTGACACTCACTAAAATTTTTAATTATCAAATATTTGCATTAGGTTTTTAATCTAAAATTAATAATAATTTATACTCAAAAAATAAATTATTATTTACACCTTTGAACATTTAAAACGCCGACATAATTTGTTCATATGTCATTAATTCTAAACAAAAAATATACAAAAATTAATAGTTATAATTAAACTTTTCAAAAATAACTAAACAAACATTTAACGACGTCTTTGTCTTTGTGTTTTTCTTCCTTTTCTTTTTCTTTTTTTGGTGTGTTTTTTGGAAAATTTGGGACGTTTTTTGTAACCGCCTCTTCTCAAAGAACTGTTTAGGTCAATAGTTTTAAGAGCATCATTCAAAATAGCAGTTCTTATTGCTTTCCTCTGCTCTTCGCTATATTGTTGTTCATTCTCTATTCCAAACACATTATCGCCTATAGCGACTGGTCCAGATTCATCGCCGTGTTCTACATCACCCACTTGATTTATTTCCGGTTCACTTAAAAATCGATTAGTATCTCGTGATAAAATAACAAAATGCGTTCCGTCAACTAATCCTCTTAATTGAAGAACCTGAGTTATGAATGCAGCAATAGCATAATCACTAAAAAGTTTAGGTAATTGAATATCCTTTCCTTCTTGAGTTAATTTATTTAATTTCTTAATTACACGTCCAAATGCGTTCCACGCGCCTGCCCCTCCCCCCTCCGTTATGATTAATAGTTCATCTATTTCTCCAATTATTTTGTACTGATATGTTACTGGAGAAGGGAAGAAATATGGTATTGAAGAATACCAATTATAATCAAATGAAGGTTTATTTTGTCCTTTAGGAAACAATGTGTCACGAGTGTGATACAAAAATAGTTCTTGAGGGCGACGTACATCTTTATCAAATTTACCCCACGGCGTCTTATTAGGATATATATCATCTGCCATTTCTAGTTTTCGCTTATTACTGGTTTTTCTCTCTGGTAATAACATATTCTTAACTGAAACTCTAAAATTAGGAGGGCGGCTATCAAGATATGGGATCATTGGCCTCATTCCACCTAAATAAATCCCCTTGCTACTTAATGAGCCTATTACTGTGTTAACACCCTCATTTCGTAATAAACGTTGAAAATGTTCAATTATAATAGCATTATTGTCGGGTTCCTGTGAAGGAAATAAAAACCTTGCCATTATATAATAACTATATATAAATTATATATAGTCATTATAAAAAAAGCAAAGTTAAAAAATTTATCTAGACTAAAAATTGATTTAAAAATGTTAATATACTTCTTATTAGTAGAAGATAGTAACAATATTAACAATGACTAGTTTTATGCTGGGGTACACTCAAGACAAAGAATCTTTGCAAACCGAGTACAAAGAATTTTGTCTACAGGTACCTAGTTCATTGATGTACAGTCCGGTTATGATCCAGGAAATGATAGATACAGGTATTTTAGACATTGATTATAATTCACTTGTTTATCAATCGATTGAGATGTATTGTACAAACGTATTTCCCAAGAATATTGTTGCCTTTATGAATGCCGAAATCGATGGTGAAATCATATTGGGCATCAATGATTTTGGCGAAATAACCGGTATTCCTTGTATTGGACAATTAAATGAGAAAGTAGTTAAAAATATGTTGTATGATTCGTTATCAAAAAACATTATAGATTATGATAAATTTCATGATTACATTAGTATAGAAATTGTAAAACTAGATATTGATAAAAAACTGTTGAGTAATGATGATTTGGACAAACTATTATATAATTACAATAGTAGAATGCAAATGCATAGATTTAGAACTCAATTATACGAAGAAAAAAAAAAAGAATGGATTCAGAAAACCACGACTTATGAACGGAAACTTCACGATATTATTAATACCAAAAGATCTAGACTAGAACTGGCACAATACATTCGTAACAATTGTAATGATGTAATTGTTCGGGAATATTTAGTTGGATTGTTACAGACAGACCAAGTGCTACATATAGAGGATTATGATAAAGACAATCCAATGACACTATTTCACTGGACTTGTTTATTTAAAGATGAAAAGTTAGCAGAATTATTGAATGCGCGCCCAGAAAAGCCTCAAACACCTATTCGTATACATCCTGAATTGATTTTCAACAAAATAGCACCGTTGCGACTACGATTTATAGAGAATAATAATAATATTAATTTCTATATAATTAAAGTTAAAATCAAGAAATTTGCACATCATAATGCAATTTATTATAGACAACCTTATTCAAATGAATGTTATTATAAAGTTCGTCGACTAACTAGTGATAATGAACCTTTTTGTTCATATTTTTAATGAATAGAATAATTATCCTATAAGTTTTGTTATTAATATTATAATGGTCTCATTTTAAATCTATTATATGTTTGTGTATTATTATTAGCATTAAAAATACTATTCAGTTTAATTTCTTGTGGATTATATTTTTTTTTGCAAATATATTTTTTTATATTTAAAAAATTATTGTCAGGATCAAAATTCCATTCTATATTACTTATATTGTTAAATCCATCCATTTCCATATGATTATCTAAATTTGTTTGTTTTTTTTTTTTAAAATACTTTTTTAAAGTATCTATTTCATGTAGTATTTCCATTGATCCTATAGGAAAAAATATCGAACGATCTATAATCATATTTTTATTTTTATTTACACGTACATTTAAAATATTATCTTCATAACCCCAATGCCAATAATTTGGAAAACCATTTATATTTTCAAAATCTCCAGCAGTTATAGAAACTATACCTCCAAGTGCATATGTAAATCCGTAGAAATGTTTTACTATACCTTTTCTTGTTCCATAATGAAATAAATTCTTTTCTGCTGGAATAGTGTCAATATCATGAAAAACCAAAGTAATATCTTTGTAATTAGTGTAATTTTTTTTAACATATAAAAATCCAATGTTTTTCATAGCACCACGATTGAATGGAAGATTGTCTTGTTGATGAATAAATAAAAATCTGTAGTTGTTTTTGTCATAATCCTCTAAAATATATTCCATATATTTATTGAAATGTACTTTGTGATAATATCTATCACGATATGGAATAATAAATACAATCATATTTACATAAATTATGTATTTATTAAAAATTCTATAAAATTGAATAAAATTGTATAAAGCATAAACAAAATATACATCATATAATAATAAATATGATGTACATTACACTACCAATTGCGAATCCAGAAAAATATAATGGACCTATAGAAGAAAATGCAAACTGGGTAATGTGCAATATTTGTAATACATTATCTGGTTGCGACTTCTTGGTATTGGCCATTAAGCTTGACAATTGTATTCTTCTAAAACCTTATGAAAAAGTAAATTGTCTTGAATTTGAGGAATTATTTGATTTTAAAATGGGAAGTAGTGATTACGATAAAGATAAAGTAATTTGTATCAGGGGGAACCTAGGTCCCCCCTAGCCCCTCCTTTGTTCGTATTTTAATTTTGATCACAATTAATACAGTATTTTTCTCCGTCTCCAATTATCTCGTCATTATTATCATAATCAATTGAATAATTAACACCACATGAAATACATTTAAATCGTGCCTTTTTGTACAATAAACCTAATGGAAAGTCACCATCAATATACGGTCCATCTTGACCAAATAACACAGTATTAATCAAATTTTCTATTTTTACTTTTATTAAATTATTATATATATTAATATGTATATATCCATGAAAATAGTTAGTCTCATTATCCATATGATTTTCTAAAGTAGCTATTATAATATTTAATAACATTTCTACCATATATTCATTTAAACGTGTGTTTGATTTTTTAGTTAACTTGTCAATTGATATTTTTAATTTATCATAGAAAATTCTAGATATATGTTGTGGTTTAATTTGATAATCTGAAATCCACCCAGGCTGACCAGGTTGTAATAGTGGTGGTTCATCGAGTTGTAAAATATTTGATAAATCTCGTTTAAATTCTTCAACTAAAATTTCTACTTCTTCTACGTTTTTATAAAATATGTATTTATCATTATAATTATCTAACGTATTTTGATCATACAGTACTTTACATGTTGATGCTAAATATTCCATTTTATATGTTATCTAAATAAATGCTTATATGATTTTATATTATATTATATTATA